GGGTACTGTATTCGGGGATATAGTTATATCCGTCGCTATGAATTGCGCCTCGACCCTGGTAGACCGTGAAGCTACGGTCACTGGTATCATGTCTAAGAACGTTGATATTCCTGTTCCGGCCCTAGCCCTAACGGATCGAGGGGTTATAATCGCCGTTACCTCGTTTAGGGGTATCATTACCCCCTCTCCGGCCCCGACCTTAACGGATCGAGGAACCACTACTGCCGTCACCTCATCTAACGGTACTGCCATTCTTATTCCAACCCTAGTGGGCCGTGGAGTTATAACTACCGATGCCATATCCGAAAATATGACCGTATTTATCACTGTCTTGACCTTAGCGGACCGCGAGGTTACAGCCACTAATGTTATATCTGGGCATATAATTGTACCTATAGATGTCCTGATCTTAGCGGACCGTGAAGCCGTAACTACCGATGCAGAAGATATAGTTATGGTCATTCCTAAGGTCGGCATGAACTACTCCCCCTAACAATAAACAGAGATTGGGTGGGAGTCCACCCAATCCCGCCTAGATAAAGGATTTTGAAATCTACGGTGTGGCTAAGGTGAAGATACCATTAGTGTTCCACTGGAGGGTGAAATTGCCAGCATTGGATGATTTATCCTCCTCGAAATCAATATAACCCAATACTGGTTTATCAGTGTTATTCTCAGGGGTATCATCATAAATTACTGCATATCGCGCTGTAATAGTGGAATTCTCCCATACTACATCATCTGCATCTAATTTCACCATGTTGGTATCAGGGTCGTAGGTTATGGTTTTCCCAGTAAGAGTGGCCCCACCCTCTACATAACCAGTTCCAGATACCTCACCAGTTATAGAACTCTTAAACTGATGGGTATCCTGATTTGGTGTGTAACTTGAGGTACACAACATAATCTTAATGGTGTCGGACAGCCAATCAATATTATGGGATTCATCTGCAGTTAGACCACCCAGCATACTAGCCAGAGCTAGTCCATACATTCTCGATATAGCCAATGAACCTTCCCCCTCTGCTAATTTCTTAAAAGCAAAAACATAGTCATCCCCACCGCAATTTAGAATGATAGAATCCCTACCTACGGCTGGATATATGTCACCTTGGTAATAATTAAACATATCATCTCACCTCCTAGTAGAGTAGTCATTACTACTCTATACTAAGGTCTGCGAACCACGCCTTGGCTTCATCATCATTGTTGATTAGGTATAGTTTCATGACATCATCGATTGTCGGAGTTATGTTGGAGAATGTAATAAGCTCCCACGCCCCACTAGCAGAATCCTGGGTAGCGGAAAGCGATACATCCTCACCCACCAATCTCACGCTAGGCTTCCTTTCCTCCCCAGCACCATTGTGCTTCACTTTTATTCTTAGGGTAAATGTCTGACCCCCACGAACAGGGACATCTACAACCCGAGCCCCAATCTCCTCAAGGCATATGGCGGGAGGATCATCAATTATGGAGCCGTCCCAATCTAAACTTGTTTTAGTGACGACACCAGGGCCTGGAAATGGCATACGACCGTCAACCCAAACGGGGTTCCCACAAAAATCTTCCTGAGCATTTGGATAACTCTCGTATGGATGAACACCCAGAACATAATGGAAATAATATCCACTACTACCCCCCTGGATCTCACATTCCTGTGCATCTTCGTCTGCAGACACTAGGAATCTCCATTTGAATTGCCTCATCTGAGTGCCACCAGATTGACCACCATCATCCCACATAAACGAGGTTACAGGAAATTTACGATCTGATTTAACCTCGAATGGAGCAGATAAGGTTTTGGATTTTCGGGTTACCCAGTTTGGATTATCCCCCTCCCCTGTATTTTCCTGCAATTCCACGGTAACTTCCCCAGTTTGTGTGGTTGAAACGAATGGCAGGGCTATACCTAGGCATACATCGCACTTAAGACCTCCATACGGTATTTCTATTTCTACTGGAGCAGACAGATCTACGACATCCCCCAAATTACTAACGACGGCCCATCCGATATTACTAATTATGTTACGTTCTACCGGATATTGTATCCACTTAAGGGGTAATATACTTTCCAAGACGTCGGGAATATACATCGGGATCGAACTAGGATTTGTTGATGTCAATCCGTCATGAATGATTATTTTAGTAGAACTGGAATCAAATTCCGACCCACACTGAATCGCATGGAAATTATGTAGTACACCAGTAAAATCTGCTCCGGTTTTACAACCAAATGCAACGCAGTTCGCCATTATAACCTTGCCACCATAATAGCCATAACTTCCACCTATGGCTAGACAGTTATAATAATCGCCTGACTGGAAACAATAATCCCCGCCTATGCCGACACAATGATACAATACGCATGACTCAAACCCGCCGGTGGAGCCAATCGCCTTACACCTAACTCCAATTATATTTTTGGCTCCTGTTCGGCCAACAAAAGTGCAATCATACGCATATGTTCTTTGTGTGATTATAGAGCTATTTATACTACCATTTATACCGCCACTAATACCAACGGATGTTACCCTCCTAAGCACACCACCTATACAGTGTATACCACTCCATGCCCCACCATCTACACGAAGATCCCAGAATTCACTAAATTGTAGCCCTTCCCAGGATTCGGTCCTCATGGCTATCGCATATGACTGAAGGGGTATTCCATCCTCATCTGTGGCCGTAAAACGTACTATGCCGGGTCTATCATCCACCAGATATTTAGCACTGGGGTCTCCACACCAGATCAATCTTTCTGTTTCGGAAAGACCATCAGTGGTGATTACTATACATTCAGTGCCTGTTGCGTCCCTGGTACTATATGTACCGGGTCCGAAATGAACATAAGTATCTCCACCTTCATGAGATTCCACATTGTCAACCGCATGTAGGAGGGTTTTCCACGCGGTTTGTGGAGTCAAACCATCATTGGAATCATTGCCATTCTGATCGCTAACATAGTAATGGAAATCTGCCATTATTTACCACCTACCTAACTTTAGTTTTTCTTTTCGCAGAGAAGTCAATACAATCTATAGTCACTTGGGCTGTAGTCTGTAATTTTAGACTCAGATTATAAAACTTCCCAGTCTTAACCCGGGACACTATAGTGTCGCCAGGGGATGCCGTGGGAATAGTAAGGGTATAAGGTTCTGAATAATCCCCGTCCCCCTCTTTCAAGTATAAATTAACCTCCCCAGAAGAATTAACATCAGACATAGTGATGGCTATATTCTTGACCTTCTTTCTTTTCCCAGCCGTACCCATCGTTAATGGGTCCGATACCCAGGTAGCAACTATAGCCTCACCATCATCCATAGTGCCTATGTCCAGCTGATATACCTTATTATCGCTAGCGGCACAATAGAGGGCATCACCATCAAGACAGAAATCATTGATGGAAAATGGAAAGATAAATTTGTTCCATCGTTGGGTTATAGTATCAAACAGTAAAACCGTGTCATTTGACGTCGAATTAGGCCCCGCTATCGCTAACCAGTAGTAGTTATTATAACCGATCGCGCAGGCATCCCTCAGTTTGTTAACATTGACCGCATCGCCCAGCCTACCTAGCCCGAACGATACGGGATAGATCGATGACCCACCATAACTATATACACCATCGTGGGATAACCAATATATGACCTCGTTAACGCTAGATATTACCCTTCTATTTACAGCCCCAATCGGTCCTATATATACCTTTTGGAAATCATCGGCACTGGACCCATATAGGGCATATGTTGAGAACTCGTTTATAAACACCATGTGGGTCAGGAGGCGTATCATACCCTTGATCGGGTCGCCAGCATTCTCCGAGACCTGCATGTAACAATCCATCGTCAGGTCGGTGGGTATCCCGTTATTGTCGAAGTCATTATAATAAGCGATGGTGGGATCAGGCAGATGGTTACACCATAACCGATTCTTGTAGGTCTCTATTACGTTAAACTTAGGGGATCCGGGCATATCAGTGATCGATACCCCATCATAGACAATGCGGTCCACCCCGTTACCCATGTACAACTTGTTCATATATGATACCTTGTCAAAACTGGGGTTAGCACAGTTCGATCTCAGAGGGGCCGCAAACCAGGACCAATCACCCAACCCGAAGTTGACCTTGAGGATATTAGCACCCTCGGCCCCTAGAAAATGTTTAACCCCCAACTTGGTCTTAAATAACATGAAGGAGCCAAGGCTACCGGGTGTCGCCGGTAATACTGCCTTGGACCCCTTCCGGGTTCTAAGTGATGTCTCCCGGACCTCGAAGTTACTGATATCCGAGGCCATCGTATCTCTCTTATTCCGTATTTCGGAGTAACCATCGAACTTAGACAGGGTGTATGTGAATTTCTCCATTTATGTCACCCCCGACGAATCCGGTAGGCCAAACTGAACTTTTTCCTCCTCTGGATGACGCTATTGTTCAAGGCAACATAGAATTCCTGTAATCTCAATTGACCCAGGGTGTTAGGTGCAGCATTATCCTCATCATCATTGGTCAAATGACGGTATGCGATCCACAATTCGCAGGGCAGGTAGAACACGGGGTCTACCTCCACCATATCCTCCACATCAGTTAACTCAGTGGGGAGGACCATGTAATGTAGCTTGAAGTGCCCATCATCCTCAAATATCACCTTAGGGTAATCAATAACAAAGGCTTTGTATCTCTCCATCTTATCCACCATATCGGAGGCACGAAACCTGTCTACCTTATGCACCCTCTCCAAGGTGATAGGGAGATCATATTCGGTCCCAGCCACCGAATTGGTATAATCCTGGGTCAACCGTATGAAGGCGTCAGCACCAAGTTTATGTTGCAGAAACTCATTGGTCCACATCAGACCATTGAGGTCTGTTATGGAATCGCCCTCGGTGAATGTCTCTGCTATTTCGATCAAATCCAGCACGGATTTAGACATTGAACTGTCCCCCTAATCCAGTATCCAGTAAGATGTCCCCTCAGGTATATTCGTAGGGTCCACGGCACCAGCGAAGATGGCGGTATCGGTGGTGAATATAGTCCCGGCATCAAATATCTCAGATGCCTCGAATATGGCGGATACTGTCGCATCCGAGTTGATAGCCGTTACTAGACTACCAGCCGCTATACTCTGGGCAACGCCTGAGCCATCGGTTGGCGATCCTATAGTTAGGGTTTTAGCCTCCGCGTCCCATTCAACCGTGGGTGCCACTATATTGGGCTCAGTATTTTCTACGACCACCACGGTTGTACCATTGAGTGACGCCGTATTGGATACCGTCGATATAGTTATCTGTCCCCCATCCTCCAATCCGGAACCAAAGGACACGGACTCCCCTAGGGCTATAGCCACTGGGTCTGCCTCGATGGGTATGGGCGACCCAATCACATCTGCGGTGGCCGTGTAATCTGTAATATTGGCGGCGGTTAACAGGCCCTGCACATTCCCCGGCATGAGGCCTGTAGGGACCCCGATCTCACTAGTAGTGGACGTGAGGGTAAGAATCCCGGTTTCTGCGTCAAACGATGCACTACCGCCGAAACTATTACCAGTTCCAGCCACCAGTTCAACGAAACAGTCCCCAGCCGCACCCTCAGCTATACGGGTTATACTGACCTTACCCTCCGCGGGGCTGGCCATGCCTAACGTCGCTATAGCAGGGGAACCAGCGCCCACAGTTCCGAAAGTGATGGTATTTGCTGTATTCGACAGTATCTTCCTTATATAATCGACGTCTCCCATAGTGAATATTACAATTTTATCCTTAAGTACATCCGCATCCATATCCTTGGATGTGTCTGTAAGGGTAGTGTCTGTCCCCCCTGTCGTCACGCCATTTATGATATATAGTGAATCAGCAGTTGGCTTCGTGATCACCGGGTTAGCTTCATCCTGGCCTATTGGATCCCCATATATATCTCTCATCTATGCACCCCTCTCCCAACTTCCGCAAGAGAAGTGTGGTATACCAACAATTTTATCATAATTATCGAGTGTCATGCTCTCCACCTTATTCCTGAGGTCCCTGGCACGACGCTTCTCGGCCTCATCCTCGGACCTTTCCAGTTCATAGATGAAGTCCTCCAACCTACGTCTGGTTAGATCACCCCACCGTAACTTATCCAGGACCCTACCATCCAGCTCCCCCGGCTTAACATACATAACATTGTGATTGCCACGGGAAATTAGGTACTCTCCCCTATCACGAATGAAGGAGAGGGAGAGGACAGGATCAATATCCTTGATCCTGTCAGATATACCGTAGATGTCTCCCTCAATATACATCTCATTACCTCCTAGGTTGCGCTCGAAGTTGGATGCTTGGTATCGAATATGGCCGAATCCGAGATCACATATTCGATCTCAATAATGGCGGCTGGGGTTGCGGCGGTGGCACCATTGGTGATGGAATAGGTGATCACATCACCTTCGGCCCGTCTACGATTAGCCAACGTGGCGGACAAGGTTAGGGGATCCACCACTCCCTTGTTAGGGAAGGCAACCCCATCCTCTGCCACATTATCATAGGTCTTGGAGGCGAGGGCGGTCGACCCGCACTCGACTAACCATGCGCTGGTGTTGCTGGCATCGACACCTACGTCGTCTCCCTGGGCTATGATGTTAACACCAATGACCTCCAGGGAACAAGGACACCGGAATAAGGGCATATCGGCGGCGCTAGTCCCGGCTGACAACGCCGCTATCGGAATAAAGACTGATCTCTTTTTCAGAGACTGATCCACGTTCTTTGCCTGTATCACGTTATACCACCCACCCTTCCGCTAGCCAGATTAAACTTCCAGGTCGGCCAGGAGAGCGTTCCTATTGGGAGCGGAACAACCCAGCGTCGCATAGAAGAATAATACTGCCTCATAGGCATCGAAGCCGGAAACACGGGACAGAACGGCACCGTCCTCTTCCATCCAGTCCAGATCGGACATGCGATAGATAGCCAGGGTGCTCTCGTCCAGGAAGTAGATCCGGCCAGGGAGACAATGGCGGTCCACTACGAACGGCTTGCCATTATACTCAAGGGCATCAAACCCGGCATCCATCTTCATGGTGTTAACGAAGCGGCCATCCGCCCTTACCAGGGCCAAGTATTTCCTCCGGACCGCCCGAGTGGTCAGTATCAGAGAAATTTCTCCACCCTCCTCCTCAGCGGCATCCCACGAGGACTGCATGAGATCCAGGGAATACTTTCTAGGTACACCACTATTAGCATCTACGTTAGCCTTCCAGTATTCATTCCCAGCGGTCGAGCGGTTGATACCACCGACCGTCAGGCCAGCCCTCGGGTTATTTACATCCACGATACCCCTGATCCCCATCATCTCCAGGGCGTAGGATCCATAGCGTGCAACATAGTCGTTGTCCGCTACATCAGAGTGGAGGGCGGCAGACATCGTAACGGTGGTAGCGCTGGACTTCGAGGCAATGGTTAGGTTCGAGGCATTCGCCCTGGCGTCCCCAGGGATAACGGAGGAGGGATCTACGATGTCTATCTTCATACCCTTCTTCAGGTACATAGCGCCGGGATCGTCGACGGTAAGGGTGGTACCGGTAGTTGGGTCGGTATTGACCAGACAGAGGACACCAGATCCATCACCATGGAGCTGTCTATTGAGGTCGTCCTGCAGATCCTTGGTCATCCCCTGGATCTCAGAGTCAACCGCGCGGACGAATGCACCCTTGTTGTTGCGGGAGGCCTTGATGACCGGGCCAGTTACCTGGATGCGGCCATAGTTGTAGCGGCACCTGTAGGTGGCGGTTGCATATTGCTGATTTCCAGCGGTGGGTAGCGGACCACCATCGGACCTGGCACCCACACCGGTGTTCCCCCCGACGTGGAGGGGCACGACGGCCTCGCGACCGACCACGTCTTCCTCATTCTTCTCCAATCTGTTGAGCAGTACATGGCTCATATATACCTGCTCCCGTATAGTGCCAAGATAGTCCTCCTTGAGCACGGCATCAAAAGCAGTTAGATTTTGCGGCATCTCACATCATCCTTCCATTATGGCATGTTATTTAATCGGTCCAATGCTGCCTTCCTGGCAGCCCTCCACCCCTTGGGTGTACTTATCGACACCCCGGTTCCGGAGTTACCCCCGCCCACAGGTGGAACGTGGGTAGCCGAGTTTACTACCTTCCCCTTCACGTAGTTGGCCACAGCACCCTTCTTCTCCTGTTCCAGCTTGGCCTCTAGATCCTTGATCCTAATATCAAATTTTTCCAACATAGTATCATGTATCATGGCCTTGAATGCGATCTCAGGATCAGGTATGCCATTCTTCATACAATACCCTAATACCGCGTCCTTGTCGAACCCCTGGTCCTTGTATTTGACGGATAGTTCATCTAGGTATTTCTGGAAGGCTATCTTACTGGCTTCGAGTTGCTTGGCCTCATTATCGGCCTTCAGTTTTTTATTCTCGGCCTCTAGCTTAGCCCTCTCCTGTTCGATCCTAATAACTTCCGGATCCCGAGGTTCGGTTATACCTTGGGATTCATAATGCTCCCTAAGGTATTCTATAGTCCCTATGGGATCATTAGCTAACGATTCCCACAGGCCCATGGCATCATCAATCGGGAGCTCCTTGAGCCTCCTATACTCCTCCTGTTCCTGCTGAAACCTCTTACGTTCCTCGGCCAGCTCTTGAGTCTTCCTGGTATAGTCTGCCTGGAGCATGTTGCCTTTCTTCATTTCCAGGATCTGATCGAAGGTCAGCCTCTCTCCATCAGGCATGACTATCTCATTCACGGGCTCCCTGGTTTCCTCTACCTGGGTCTCCCCTGCCCCCTCCTCGGGTCCTGGATCAACCTCTGAGGGAGTGGGTTCCGCCTCCACGCTGGGGTTATTCTGCGGCCCCCTTCTCAGGAATCTAGAGTTATTCCGAAAATCATCGGTGGTGAAGCCCTCGGGCTGAGCCACTACTGGTTCCGGAGTCTCCGATACCTGAACGTCAGGTGGTGCGCCAGAGTCCCCAGTTGGGACTTCCGATGTAGCTGTAGTTGTGGTTGATGTTAAATCCTCTTCGCTCACTATATTGCCTCCTTGCACTCCCTCTCGGGTTGGTGCATGTTTATTTTAACAACTCCCTATATGGGTTGGTTGTTAACGGGATTAAGCATTGGATTATTCTGTTCAGTTACTGCCTGGGCCATCTGGATCAATGGGAGTAGTAATGCTACCACCTGTTCTGGGTCCATGTCCTTGATCTGCTTGTAAAGATCAGGTTTGAGCCTCCTCAACCTAGATAGATATGATCTGACCTCCTCATCCGTCATAGGGGCGGGCATCCCCCCTGGGGTCGGCTCCTTCATCCTGATCCCCGGGTTCGCGGGGGTCGTAGGAGAGGCACTAGGGGCGCCGGGAATCGTACTACTCGCCCCTGGCGGAGCCGGGGTTGGGGTCGAAGTTGGAGTTGAGACTGACTGTAACATAGCCAGGCATTGCATAGCATAATTATCCACCAGGAACTTAATGTCATCGGGGAGATCATCATATTCGGTGGTCTTACGGAACCTATCCACCTCATACAGATGGACGTTAACATTGAACCATTCCTGGACCTGGATGGGTTCCCCGGCCTTCAGTCTATCTATACATCGCTTAGCATGATCGGAGTCTATGGTTAGATCCTCATACATCTCCTCTATTCCACCGAACTCCATGTAGCGGGATATCCTGACGTAATCCATCATACCAGTCTTGGGATCCAGAAAGAACCCTCTATCCATCAATTCAAACACCATGGACTGCTGGGCCGCAATGGACCTAGGCATTGCTGACCCCGGCTCAATCTGGATGTCTATGTTAGCATCGAGGTAGGCCCTACTGAATTCGACCCACTCCACCTGATTATTAGCCCCTACCACGGCGAAGCCCCGGTCCTCCGAATAATTATCCCTACAGAGCTTCAGATCCCGCTTGAACACCTTGGTATAAAAATTCTCTATCTCCGCGATCAGGGGTCTGACTACGTCATCATCCTTCTCCTGGAGGTAGTTGATGGCCAACCCGGACCTGGCATTGGGGGTATCCTTGCCAAATGATACCTTATTTAATACTGGCACTATCTCGAATTGTTTATCGAGTATGTTAATCTCCTGGAATATCGATTGGTCCAATATCGGGACCTCGACCACATGTGGGTTCTCCCCACCTGCTACCATCTTCTCTATTATCAGTCCCGGCTTCGCTACCCAATCATCGATATTGATGACATTAGGATCTACGATTATCGGGGGGTCGTTATAGATGTCATTGTGCATCTCTATCTTAGAGAGGAGCTCGTTCCATCTCCTCTGCATGGGTATAATATCAGCTATCAGGTCCTGGAACCAGAAGGTGCCGGGGACCCTAATAAAGCCGCAGTGATATATAGGGATCTCATCACAAGGCCTGGGCTTCTCAAGCATCACACCCTCTGCCCACTTGAATTGTATCCCCTTGGGGAATTGCTTACTGGGTAGAACGTAGATCTCCCTTACCTCCACCAGGTCCCCTCTCTCCTCCAGCTTAATCTCCCCCGTATTGATAACCTCGCCTATACTGAAGTTGAATGTGTATTTATCCCTCTCGGTACTGGGCTCGACCTCAACACCATACTTATCAAGTACCTCTTCCGGTGTCAGGAACTCGGAGTCCCCGAACATCTGCATACTATCCATGGAGAGCTTGCCGGGTTGTGGGCGACAGTTAAAGGGACTTCTAACAACCAGATCGGTGTCGCCAATAGTGAGGCCGCCCTCGCGTACCTGGCCAAGTCTGGCTTTAACCACTTCCAGATCCTGGTCCTGATTCTGACCTGGACCTTCCATCTCCGCGTTGATCAGCTGTTCTACCTCGTCCGTCATGTCCCTGACATCGATAGTGTCACCCTTGTTGGGATTATAGAACTGTTTGACGAATACATTGCCGCAGGACACCAGCCACCCGGCTATCTCCTGGTGCTTCTCATCCAGCCCCAGGTTGAGCCAATGGTTCATGGCTAATTTAGTGGCCGCCCGCGCCGCCTGTATATCCCGCTCCTCCATAGAGTTGGCAGTACACATAGGTATGGGCTTGTTCTTCGTCAGCTTCGACACCATAGTGCGATAGATAGGCATCACCCGATTGTTCACGGTCCGAACCACCCATTCGGGGTCATCCTCCACCCGAACCCTATTAATCGCCCCAGTATGCCTATTGATCGTACTATATTGTTCGCCAATAATAAACAAAATATTGAGGAGCCACTGCTGACGCTTTCTCCGATTATATTTGTCTGACTTATCGAAGAAGTCATTGGCGAAGGTTATCAGCTCTCTCTCATCATGGATGTTGATCTTCTTAATCGCCACTATCGATGTCACCTACCTTAAGGCTGGCGGACCAGGCCATATTCATTCCTGGCGTATAGGAGGCCCAGTTCAGTCAGATATCCATCCCGGATACCATAGATGGGGATATAGTAGTCCTTCCGGATCCACTCGTTTATAATATCATCCCAGATGCTGGGGTCACTATCATCCAGGGTGTCCCTGATGATCGCGAATAGGGGGACGTGAGGGTAGTCCTGGATTATCCTCTTCAGTAATAGTTGCTCACCCTCTATCGGGACGGCAGGGATATCGATCCCCCTTTCCGATTCCTCCTTCATCCTCTTGGGGCTATCCACCACGGGGTTGACCGGGATAATCGGGAGGGGGTCTTCTATAGCTACTACTCTTTTTGATTTCCTGGCCCCGGGTTTCGCGGTTTTATCAGTCATCTGTCAGCCTCCTGTTTTCTTCCATTATTCGCCTGCTGTTATTATACTTGGTTGTAACCCTTCCCCTACTCTTCTGTGCAGGGTATTTCTGTTCTAACCTCAGCTCGTTATCTATTTCTATTACTTTTCTCTCTATCCTAAGTAACTGGGCCAGCATCTTGGTACTATCCTCACTATTTCTGGACATAACAGCCTCGATGGTAGATACACTCTTGAGAAATCGCCAGATACTGGGGGCCTCCACCATCCGGGTGACAAGTAACACCAATGTAATCACCAGATTGGCGCATACCAGAATCTCCAGATCACCCATATTATCCCCCTCCTATCTCACTATCCCGTCATCTCACGATATAGCAGTTCTTCTGCTTCCTCATCCGCTTATCAGCGATAGATTTGATATGATTCTTCAGCCGCTTCTGATCCTGGGTGGTATTATCCACCAGCGGCTTACCCTTGACAAATCGGTGCTTCTTCAAGCGGTTGAGGGCCTGGCTAGTGCTGTCCACCTGGTCATCGAAGACACCCTTGGGGAAGCTTGCTACTTCGTCGACGTAACCATCAATCCAGGGGCAGAGCTCCGCCACAGGAATGAATACGTTCCCTGCCTCAATGTCAGGGGAACAGGCCGAGAGCCTCGATTCCTTGCTACCTACTGGAGTGACTGCCACCAGCCCCGGAATCTTATCTCTCAGGGTGTCGATGACAGCCGGGCCATTGGCCTTGTCCTCCACCAACTTCAGATGAGCCTCCGGCCACTTCTCATGCATTTTCATCATGGCCACTATGGTCTGAGGAAAGTTCAGGCGTTTCCTTATCTGGTCAAGGAGGAATTTATTGGCCCCTGACCGCGCCCAGATCTGCCCCACCACCATATCGGTGCCCTCGCTACTCTTGAAGGACATGTCCCAGCTCTGTATGATTTCGTCAATCCAGAATTCGTGGAGGAACCCCATGGAGTCCACCACACCAATGGTATTGGTCTCCCTGGAATAAGGGATGTTATATCTACGCCACCATTCGCGCATTATCATGACACCCTCGGCGGCGGCTGGTCTCTGTTGATAGAGGGAAGCCCAGGTAGATGATCCAACGTCCCTCTCGGTTCTCTGTGCCCACTCCAGGTCGAAACCGTGTTCGGGCCAGAGCGGTTCTCCTATTTCCCGGCCTAACAGGTCATTCTCTTCCGCGATGGCCGGGAGGTTCAGCACTACCCAGTCCTCCACACCGCCCTCGTTATACTCGGGGTTGAAGAGTCTGCCTACTATATCGTCCTCATGCCACCGGGTGAGAATAATGATGACTGACGCGCCAGGATGGAGTCGGGTACGGAGAGTATTCTGCCACTCCCCCCATACCTTATCCCGGTAGGTTTGTGAGTTCGCCTCCTCACGGTTCTTGATGGGGTCATCAATAATGAGGAGGTCCGCGCCCTCACCAGTGATGGCACCACCAATACCTGTTGAGAGCATCCCACCACGCCAGCCCTGTATCCCCCAGTTATCGACAGCGGAGGTATCAGTTGCCACCCGCATGCCGAACACTTCCTCCCCATACTCCTTCACCTTCATCTTATTAGCCCGGCCAAACTTCCGCGCCAGTACATCACCATAGGAGGTGAGGATCACTCTCCGGTTAGGGTTCCTCCCGATGAAATAGGAGGGGAAGGTCTCTGATACCGTCATGGACTTACTGTGTCGGGGTGGCATGGTAATAATCAGTCTCGGCAGTTTCCCCGCCTCCACCTTCTGTAAGGTGTCGCAGAGCAACCGGGTATGTTTACCGTGTTTATATAGTCCCCGGTGAACATACTCTACATAAAACTCATATTTCTCATAGGCCAGGGTTGCCCATAGTTTCTGGAGTTGCTCCTGCCCTAGAGATACATCAATTGACGCCTGCCCCGCTTGGGTCGACATCGATGATGTTGTCGTCGTCATCTCTTCCGCTGTTTCCGCCATTGTATTCCCTCCATAATTCACCAATGAGCTTCTGTACCTTGGGGTTGGACCTGACCTGACTCTGGATGCTATTGAAGTCATTTACATTCATGTTGCCATCTATGTTAAACTGAACATTAGTTTGGCCGAATTTGGACAGGAAACCCGCCCCATCCTTGCCATTAGACATCAGAAGGAGATCCAGCTTGACTATCTTCTCGAACTCATAGACCGAGTTAATCCGGATGTCACCATTGGTAAACTTCCTCACAAATTCCCTGATCATGGAGCCAAGGAGAAATCTATATTCGTCACGGGTCATGATACCCATGGAGGTTTGATATTTGAGGAGAACCTTCTCGGTTTCATCATCGAGGGGGTCAACGTTGGGGTTCTTCTTGGTGAGGTCATTAAAACGCGCCAATTGGGTGGCGTTTTGTTGGATAACTTCGGGTGATACACCGAAAACATCAACAAGAATGTCTGCGGGTGTCTTGCCTAATTCATGGGGAAACTTGCCCTGGTGCTCGTCAAGATAGTCCTTGACTCTGGCCTCCCAGTTAAGTTCCTTGCGCCAACCGATAATAGTGCGGTTAGCGAAGCCAATCAGGTTGGCTACGTCTTGAGTAGTGCGATTATTACCTAGACAGAGGTAGATAGAAAACGCCAACCGGGTATTATCATCCTCAAGTTTGGGGGACCTACGTGCAGCCATATAACATCCCTCCTAATACCATTGTAACATATAGATGCGTGTGCTGTCAATTCTACAGCTCATATATAGGGGTATATATCTTTTTCGCGAAAAACCATGGGGGTATTTCCCCGTTTTCATCCCTCACCTCTCACCTCTCACCTCTCACCTCTCACCTCTCACCTCTCACCTCTCATCTCCCACCTCTCATCTCCCACCTCTCATCTCCCACCTCCCGTTTCTCACCTCTCACCTTCCAATGTGCCAACAATCCACGCAAAACCGACCCCTACCCCCGGGGGAAGCGGCGAAGGCCAGGGGGTCGGTCCCCCTGGCCCCCTACCAAGGTGGTTGCGCGGCGGGCGCATGGCTGGCACCTTGGGGCGCGGGGCGGCGGCCCCGGCGGCCCCGGCCCAGCGGGGCGGCCCGGCCCCGACAAAAATATGAGGAGGTCATAAAATGACCAAGAAGAACAAGGATGTCCCAGAAGCCCCGGTTCCGGTAATGTTAAGTTCAGGCAAGTGGGCCTATGGCCCGGTGACCACAATCACCTGCTCCGAGTGCGGTGCGGAGCGGGTGATCAAGATCCAAGACGCGTTCCAGGTTACCCGTTGCGTTACTTGCCAGAAGAAGTACCAGAAGGCGAGGCGCAACCAAAAAATGAAGGAGGCCAACCGCGCTAAGCGGGAAAAAATGGAACTGGAGAGGGCCTACGAGATCATCGCGGCCCACGAAGCCAAGCTCAAGGAGGAGGAGGCATAAGCCTCCCCTCTCCCTTCGGGGATCATGAGGAAGGAGATGAAACAGATGATAAGCTTGGGCGTTTCAATTTCGTTAGTTTTTATTTCACTCGGGCTCATAGCTTGGGTCGAACACCAGGAGAAGAGGGGGCGATAGCCCCCTTTCCCCCCTTCGGGCTCCGCCCGACCTGCTTCCGAGCTCGGCAATCGTGTCAGGGTACCACCTTCCGACCTCGTTCGTTGTGTCGGGCCACCCGCCTTGCGCCGGGGGCGCGCGGCTGGCACCTTGGGGTGCGGGGGCCGGGCGGCGGCTCCTAGCAAAAATTCCAAGGAGGAAAAGATGAAAGACTCAATGTTGATTGCACAGGAAATGGTTCTGAACTGGAGGGACTGGCTTCCCGAGTTGGCGGGGCTCACGGTGGACAGGGCTGAGGTACTCAAGGACCTGTTGCAGGGCGTCATAGCCGACGCTTGCTACGAGTTCGACCAGGTTGAACAGGGTATAGTGGGTGATTTCACACCTCGGGAACGCAGGGCTCTCACCCCGGTCCTGAAGCAGATCGAGGACACCTTCAACCACTACCAAAGCCAGCAATCGGACTTCAGAGCAATGCCCGAATTCTGGAAGGACGACATCGACGTGGACGACGAGATCCTTGACAAGCTCGATGACAAAATCTCGGAGATCTTCTTTAGCGGGATTAACTCGGTTGCTCACTACCTCAAATGCCTCAAGGTTGACTAGGGAACCCTGGGGGGCCTCGCGCCCCCCTCATTTTAAATTAAAAGGAGGAACAGGAATGGAGTTTGTTATTACATTCACGTACGTTGTTGAGATCCAGGCGGATAGCAAGGACGAGGCTGTAAGCAAAGCCTGGTCCGAGTTCGTCCAGGACAGCCACCTATCGAATTGCGTGGTTGAGGAAGTCAACATCGGCACTCCTGAGCAAGCGATCAGGGACATGAACAAGTAAGGAGCCCCGGGGGGCCTCGCGCCCCCCTCATTTTAAAATTAAAAGGAGGAATGGAGAGATAGACAAGATATGGGGGGCTTCGGCCCCCTTTTTCTTTGTTGCTAGGGGCAACTAAAGCTTCAGACCTCACCAAGTGATGTCAGAATACCTTCAGATCTCATTGCATGTTGCAACATAAGCTTCAGACCTCACCAAGTGGTGTCAAAACACCTTCAGATCTCAGAATGTGATGTCCCGTCACTCTCATCAGCCCCAGAGGCTGGGCATCTATCATCAAAAGGTATTGTCGGGACGCGCCGGACCCTGGTTGCGCCATATTCGGCTGGCTGGTACCCTAGGGTGCAGGGGGCGGCGGTCCGCCACCTAGCATATGTTAGGAGGTACAGATATGCGGTATTACGAGCTGGTAGCAGAGGTTGTCAAGAGGGTTATGATCCCGGTGGGACATGAGGAGCCGTATCTGGAGCATAACGAGAGGGCGGCTAACCTGATGCACGCCGGGACGCGGATGTTGACCTGGTTGGCGGCTGGGAATCCGGTACAGGTAGCTATGGACAGCATCAGGACGGAGGGCGTGAATGAGTGGGACCTATTCGTACAGGAGTATTGTGATCCTAGGGACCGGTGCCGCACCATCAAGAATATGGTCCTGATCTGCGAGAGAGCAACCCAGATCATGCGGGACCTCGCCATTAGTTGGACCGAGTAGGCGATCCGGAGAGGGGGCTTCGGCCCCCTTTTCTTTTCTCCCACCCTCCCACCCAAGTTTCAGAGCTCGAAAACTGATGTCAAATCACCAGCTTCAGACCTTTCTAACGTGTGTCAGCACACCCCCTTCAGACCTCGATGAGATACGCTCAGTTCCGGCTTTAAACCTTTCGAGGCATATCGGGACAAGCTTACAACACCAAAAAGTATTGTCAGATCAGCCTTCATGGTGTTGCGCGTCTGCGCCAGAGCTGGCACCATAGGGTACGGGGGCGGGCCGGGCCTTCGGGTCACGGACCCAGCCCACCATAGAAAGGAGGCCATAAAATGGCTAAGAAAGATTCCAAGGAGACCAAGAACGTTCCCGTAACTGTCGAGACACCGGTAGAGATTCCCGAGACACTGGTGGAGAAGAAGGTTGAGATTCCCGAGCCCCCAATCCCGGTGTTGCTGAGTTCCGGGAAGTGGACGTTCGGCCCAACCACCACTATCACCTGCCAGGATTGCGGTAAGGAGCGGGTGATCAAGATCCAGGACAGCTTCCAGGTAACAAGGTGCGTAGAATGCCAGAAGAAAAGGCAGAACCGCATCCGCAACGAGAAGCGGAAGGCCGCGAACAAGGCAAAACGCGATGCCCAGAAGCTGGCGGAGGCGTATCGGCTGGTTGCCGAAGCTGAGAAGAAGGCCCAGGCCAACTCTCAGGAATAAGAAACGAGGGAGGGGCTAGTCCCCTCCCATCATTCAAAGGAGGATAATCATGAGTCATTTCTATACCGTAGTGTTAGTAGAGAAAGATTGCCAGGATATCGAAAAAAGGGTTGCTGAGTTGCTCGCACCTTACGACGAAAACATCCTTGATTACAACCCTAGGTCTAAATGGGACTGGTGGGTTATTGGAGGCAGATATGATGGCGTTATAACGGGAAACTATCAGTCAAGCTATAATGGCTTCAACTTTGGAGCACAACATCAAACTCTACAGAACAATATAGTTGATATTGAAGAATTGATTGATAATTACGACCGATACCCATTCGCCATCGTAACCCCAAAGGGAGAATGGTTTGAAAGAGGAGAAATGGGTTGGTTTGGTTGTGTTTCAAATGAAAAGGAAAACGACCTATGGGAATCCCAATGCAAGGCAATACTAAACACATATAAGGATTGTCTAGCGGTCGGATGTGATTTGCATATATAAGTCGGAAAGGGAACGGGGGAGGGGGCCAGTCCCCTCCCACATACCACACCACGCCGTCCTACGCCGTCGCCCGTCGTGCGCCGCTCCCGGTGGCCACGGCGCGGCTTACGGTGACACGCCTACCCATCCGCCGGTATATTAGGGGGGCCTGCTGGCCCCTCTTTTCCTCTGGCCTCTCCGTGAGTGCAACCTTCCGAACCCACCAATTGGTGTCAGGGCCCTCGGCAGAACCTTCAGACCTCATCAATTGGTGTCAGGGCCCTCGGCAGAACCTTCAGATCTCATCAATTGATATCCAACCACACTTCTTGCACATGCACGCGCGGATGTGCTGGGTGCACAACCCAGAACTTCCAGTCAGGCTCTTGCACATGCACGCACCAGCGCGCATGTGCAACGTGCATGAACAAGCTACTTATCAGAATGACCCTCCCGCCATTTCTTCTGCACTTCCAATACATGAGTCCGGTATTTCGGATCCTCCTTATAACGTTTGTTCCTAGCTTCTGATTTACAGATTTTACAGTAGTGATCGAATCCGAGATTCTGCGCCCTATTTCTGTAGAAGTATTCAGGTGTCAGGGGCTTCGTGATCCCACATTTTGGACATATTCTCTCCTCGGGTTTCTCCATAGAATTCAACTCCCTTCTATTCCCATTATACCACATGCAAGGGCCCTCTGTCAAGTCCCTTCTCCACCCGGAATACCTCTAGATAACTCTCTGAAGGTGCCCGGAAAGGTGCCCGGGGGTATTCTGAAGGTGCCCGAGGTGTAGACTAGCCCTTGCACATGCACGTTGGCTTGTTGCATATACAAGGACATATCGTGCATATCAGCGTGCATCGCGTGCAGCATACCTCCAGGATGCCCATCGGACGGGCATTCGATCATGCACGTAATATGCACGTATCATGCACGAGACGTTCCTAGACGTGCGTGCAGGCGGCCCCTTTAGGGGCCGCCCATGCACGGTCATGCACGAAGTATGCACGAAGTATTGTGTTGCCCAGAGCCTTCCAGAACTTCCAGAGCCTTCCAGAACTCCCGCGTGTATGGATACAGAGAGGCCGGGGTGGCCTATGATTGTGTCATTCATGATACAATCCCTGACCGTCCCGGCCTATCCCTAGCCTATCCCCAGCCTATCCCCGGCCTATCTATTGATGTTACCGTGTCCCGGCCTATCCTATCCTATCCTAATCCTCATAGATCAACTCAAGACCGTAGGCAACTGCGGCGTCATGCTCGATCCTGCAACCCCTGGTGTTCTCCCATCCCTTACAGAAATACGCGGCATGACAAAGGCTCATGTTTTCCAAGGACTTGGCTAGAAAACATAACGGAACCTGGACGACACCTCGCGCCTCCATCTGCTCCCTGCTGTACCACTCATCAGTGAACAACGTGTTAATGACCTCGTAGCCTCTGCCCTCAAGGGCCTTGACAGCCCTCTCCCTCGTGGTGACGATCTCCTCGTTGGTCCTCCCCGCCATGGGCTGTGACAGCATCGCCTTCTTGCGGCTCTTACTCATGCCCTACTCCAACTCCTTTCTCAGATTCCACCAGGCCCGCACGGCCCTCTTCATCTCCACGTCATTTGGTGCGAACTGGTACTGCAGTCGCTTGACGTAATTGGTAGCTGCCTGGATAACCTCCCCTATGATGTTGATCTCCGCCTCAGTGAAGCCGTTCTCCTTATATAACCACTTGACGAACTCCTGGTCGGGCTTGTAGGCCACATCATTTGGTGGGTGATCGGGTGGCGGCGAATCAAAGGTTATCTTTTCTCTTTCCACTTCCTTCCCCTCCTGTCATGTCCCCCGGTGTGTAAGACAGCCCCTTGCGGCTGGATATATAATCAGCCAGGTGGACGGCCCGGTGCATGGGTGTCAAGGGTATAAGGCCCATGGAATTCCAACGCCCACTACCTAGACTCCCCATATGGTGTTCTATAGCCTTCATGATATCCGGAAAAGCCGAGGGGGCGAGAAACCGTAGCCCTTTGCCGCCCTTCTCTATATCCTCGCCATAATAAATTCGTGGTAAATACGGATGCATATCATAATACCGTAGGTCATAGTCAATCCCATACTTTAGCGTATCGTGTAACGCCAACGCCGCAATTGCACAATCTATGTCATACTGCGACAGTTCGAACGTATGTGCCAGCTCCCTCACTATATACATTGCCATCTGCGTATGCTTCACCAACCCACGCGACCTCACGGCCCACTCTGCATGATGCTTGCCGGAGGACGACGCCGGGATTGACCAAAAATAATCCGGTGCCACATCCAGCGCCGCAAAGACGAACTCCTTGATATGCTTATTAGGCATACTATTGATGATTGGCGATAGATCAACCAAGCCTAGTTCCTTGTCACTTCTAATTTCCGTCATCCCTGCCATTCCCCCTCTTCTTCTTGTAATACTCACGGTTATATTCTTTTATTTCCTCCCGGTGTTCCTGATAGTACCGCCGCCTCCTCTCCCTGATGTGATCCCGGTTCCTGGCCCTCCATTCCCTCTCCTTCTCTCTGATGTGTTGGATGTTCTCCAGCCGTTTCATCTTGCGGCACTGCTTACAGTCCCGGCGGAGTCCCCCTCCCTTTCCCTTCCCTGCTCGATGGAAGTATTCCTCGGTAGCCGGGAGCTCTACACCACAACATGAACATTGAATCATCTCCCTCTCCATATACTGTTCCTCCTTCAATTGTTGTCAACTCCCTACTATCATTATACCATGACGCCCGCGCCGTGTCAAGTCCCCTCTCCGCTCATCCCTACCTTCACCCTCACCTCCTACCCTCACCTTCATCCTGGGAGGAGGTCAATTTCGGTTCGACCATGGGACTTGACTCCGCCCGCCGGGCATGGTATAATGGAGTAGGGGGCAGTGGCCCGCCCCGGCTGGCTCGTACATACCGTATAATAGACAGATAATGTACGGCCAGTGTGATCTTAAACAACGTAATTGGACAGACCGGGGTGACAAAAGATCTGTGGCCTGTATACACCTCCTGCAAGTCCGGTTGGTCGAGCACACACTCTATTTGATACGCCCTTGATGGATTGGTGAGGGTTATTATAATGGACTGGTTAAGTGCCGCATTGACCTATTCCACATCATGAGGAAGCCAACGCACTGCGAGGGGTGGGTGGAACAACATGGGGAGGGAACAACCCATGCCACCCATTCCAGCACCACACGGGGAAGGGACCGCCAGATTACCTGGTAGCCGAATAGGCTCCGTTTGAGACCATGATGGATACTGCAGGACTCGTGAGACAGGACACCCCTGGTTAGCGTCCGAGTTCTTAGGCAAGAGAATAGGAGGTATTGCATGACGGGACAATTTGTCTTGAGTCCTGTCCATGTCCACCCGCTCTCGGCGTCTGAAGGGGAGATGTTCCCTGAACCGGAGGGCGTCGTGTGGTTGGTGGGCATCGGCAAGGTCTTAAGACCTGATGTAAAGAGGGAAGGGGGAATCGAATGGTGATATCAGAACAGGGGCGGGCAAATAGGGAATATTATAAGGAAGGACGGGATGGAAACAATGAGTAGTGTGAAGGTGAGTAAATTCGACGACAACCCCAGGATCGTCAATGCGTTCCAGCACTGGTTCGCTATGGCGGTTGACTCAACCCCGCAGGTCTTGATTGACTTGTACACTAGTGGTGATCCGGATATCATGCAAATCTACCACACCACCCAGCGTGCCTATGAGGACGACGACACCCAGTTCGTATTCCTTTATCGTGGTGGACGTGGCCAGGACAAGGATAAGATCCTGGAATCGTGGACACGAGATAGGAACCTGGCCCTGGAATATGCCCAGATGCGGGGCGAGGGCAGTGAGGTGGTCTGCTGTACCTTCCCCATCAGGCAGGTGTTATTCGACATGAAGTATGTGGAGGAATACTTCGAGGCTATTGATGATGCATTGGGTATGATGCCCTGCGACGAAGTGATTATCATCAATAGGGAGGGGCAGTAGTGCTGGAATGGGAATCATTGGGGTCCGATATATCGCCTCATATACATCGGACCCCAGTTCCCGGTGGCTGGCTAATATTGACGTCGGATGACAGGTTCGTTAGATTTCCGGATGGTATCACGCAGAGGCTTTAAACTTCGGCGTAAAAAGAACGGAGGTAAGTTTTATGCAACCTGAAGATATGTCAGTTCGTAGGGAAAACAAGCATTATACATTCGAAGAACTTAGGGAAATGGCCCGCAAGTCAGGTTTTGAGGATGACTATCCAAACTATCGTATGTTCCTTATTGACGGCAAGCGATACATCGAAGGTTTCGACAACGATGCTGCTAAGGACCCAACATCTGGCCAATCTGAATGCGCACCGATTAAGGAGGTACAATGAACGAAGTTAATATAATTCAGGCTCTTGAACAGTTTAGGAAGAAGATTTGAAAGGAGGTACGTAAGCTGATCCGGGCTATAAGGGAGGCCCCGGATGCGCTAGTTGCCGCCCTGGAGGAATATTATGAATAATGGAGGGATAGCAATGAGGGTTGAGACAGAGGAGAGGGCCGTTCTGATGGCAGGGGACGAAAGACCGGCCAAGGTGATACTGGATGTTAGGGGCGAGACTCATGAGTTCAATTCGTTTATCTTGTTCGGGTTCGGGGAGGAGGAAGACGGTGCGGTATATAGTCAGGCCGTTACCCAATGCCCCTCAAGGTGTATGGTTAGGGCAATGGATATGTTATCTGGGTTCATACGTGATAGTATCAAGGATATGGCTAGCTCCGGCGATCCCGACCAGCTAATGGAGGCCATCAGTCTTATGACCATGGTGGGGAATAGAATAATGGAACTGCGTAGCGAACCCAATAGGAGGGAGGGCACGATATAATGGATGGAATAATGATTAGTAAGCTCACACATGGGGAGGACCGCACCGGTAGCGTTACTCTCCACACCCCTGATGGGGACGTGAAGTTCCGGGATTTTATCCTGGTTGGTGTTATCACGCATGAGGAGGATACCGAGGTATCCGCCATCACTCAATGTAGACCTATAGATTTGATTAGGTCACTAGATATACTACATAGCGCCGCCAAACAAATGATAAACGAATTGAACTCCTCTAATGACCCGTCGGATATAGTGACCCTAATAGAGATCAGGGCGGAGCTGGAACGAATGATGAGGTCATGGGAGTAAGGAGGGAACAGGTATGTGCTTCTGTAACTGCCCGATGGAGCGTCCTGGAGGGGATTGCGGGTTCGTCCCCTCCGCCCTTGTACCTAAGAGGTACTGCGAGATGGACGAGGACGAGATTCGGGAGCTGGAGAGATTGGCCGAAGAGCAAAGCGATCAGTGATTCAGCCTCTAGCCTATGGGGTCCTCCACGGAGGATCTCTAGGGGTGGGGGACTGAGGGAAGGAGGGATATACTGAAGCATACCGTAAGGCAGGACGACTGGATCAGAATCAAGAAGGCGATCAAATTCATTAAGGAACCTCATTTCGAGGAAGCGAGTGCCAAGATACACTTGAGTGAGGGCGAGGCCACGGTGATCAAGGACAAGGAGGGCATCGTCATCAGGATCAAGGGAGCCAACTACTAGGCACAACAACCCACCACCGGACCCCACCGGACCCCTCCGGGGGTCTACATAGGTCCGGTCGTCCTGATGTTAAGGAGGTGTAGAGCGTGGAGGTGACAAATGAGGTATTAGAGAGGATCAAAAATGGAGATCAATTTCTCACAGAAGATCTCTACATGGCAAATGAAAAACTACTACATTATATCATTAACAAATACAGAAATAGTAATGGATATGACCATGAAGAAATGTTCGGAGAAGCTAATATAGGATTTGTTAAAGCAATTTATACATATGACCCAGATACGGGCCATGCATTCAGTACCTATCTGGCCAAGGTAGTCCACAACCAATGTCTGATGTTCCTTAGGAAGGTGAAGCGTAGTAGGGTCTATGATTCGGTCAGTCTGGATATGGAGATCGTCGGGAAGGATGGGAGTAGGACATTGCTGGTGGACCTACTGTGGGATGGCCGCGATGAGGCCAGGATGATAGACGACTGGGACTTCATCAAGTCTGTGGAGGAGAAGGCCATCCGAGGGGCGGAACATAGGAAGATAGCGGAAATCATTGAACTCCAGGGTCAGGGACTGGGTCAGACCGAGATCGGTGTTAGACTAGGGCTGTCACAGTCCTATGTCTCACGCCTATTAAATGGTTACTATAGGAAGGTCAGGGAGATTGCTAGATCGACTTAGGGAGGGAGAGAGATGGGGAATATGCATGCTCGGAGAGGGCTGCGATTATCTTATAGATGTGTCCTGGATTCTATTGACCCGAATGGTAATTATACATCTGAGGTAGTAGACAAGGTATGTAATACATATGGGTATGCCAGGAACACAGTCAAGACTGCCATCTACATGTTAAAGAGAGATGGATATATTGAGGAAGCACCTCGTACAGGGATGGAGATGTTCTTGGTCCTAGTGAGGAGGGACGACCGGTGAAGGACAACGGGTTCACTGTTTTGGTATCAGGATCTTATCTGATATCAGTGAAAGATACAGAAAACAACAAAGGAGGTGATATTAATGGCGCAGGAACTAGGAACTAACGTGAGGGTGGAGGTCACAGGCAATAAGATGGTTATAACCGTCGATCTAAGCCAGGAGCATGGACTTAGTACTTCCGGTAAGACCACCGTTATAGCCACTACCTCCGGATCCAAACCTGTTATGACCGATGTCGGTCAGGTGTTGGTGGGGGTGAACATCAATAAGAAGAAGAAGTAGTAACTTGGGGCGGGCAATCCCGCCCCGTACTTATCTCTATTTTCTTATGGGGAGGCGATTGAGTGATGAAGGCAACTGGAATGATCAGGAGAGTTGATGGGATGGGGAGGATGGTTATTCCCATGGAACTAAGGAGAACATTGGACTTGCCGGTGGGTGTTCCCATGGAGATCTTTGTCGATAGGGGTCAGATAATCCTCCGGAAATATGAACCGGGGTGTGTGTTCTGCAACAACCTGTCCGGGGTGGTCCGCTTCAAGGATAAATATGTATGTGATGACTGCCGGAAACTACTAAGGGGAATGGGTAATGGGGACGAGGCGTAGGGAGGGACCCAAATACCCAGTATCCAAATGTTTTAGTTGTGCGAGGGCCTCTGCCAAGCCCGACCCGAAAGGTTGTGCGTGGCATAGGTCCGGGCACCCTATCTTCAATAAGGCAATGGATAAGCCCCTGGGAAATAGAGGGGTAATCGCCACCGTAGTGACTGATTGTAGCTATTACATATATAGTGATCGACGAGGAATATCGTATGAAGGAGAAGAAGCATGAGGGATTGGATAATTAGCACTTCGATGCTCCTAGGCTTTGGAATACTAGTTAACGTGCTGGCTGAGCTAGTTAGCAAAGGAGGTAAAAAGAATGGAGATCAAGATAAACGTCGCCAATGAGATGCGGAAACTTCGGGATACCGCATACTCAGACCGGACTGCATGGGTTGAGGAACTAGTGCAGAACGCTCAAAGGGCAAGAGCTAAGCACGTATATATGGTCCTCGGCTATGACAGTATTATATTTGAGGATGATGGGATTGGTTGCACCGACCCCGCGGTGTTATTCGAGAAGAGCTCCTCGGGCTGGGATAGCTCAGTCGCGTCCCAGAACCCGTTTGGGGAGGGGTTCTTCTCTGTCATGATGGTGGCCGACCTGATCACAGTGGAGTCAGTTGGGTTCAAGGCCGTATTTGATGTTCTGGAGATCCTGGAGCGAGGGAACGTTGATTGTGTAAAGATCACGTCGAATAGGAGCCGTAAGAAGGGGATGAAGGTGACTTTATCCCAGCTGAGGCCTGACTATTATGTTGGGGACGTGATGGAGAAATTCAAGGAAGTGACCCAATATATTTCGGGCATCAGGTTCATCTTACACAGCCCGGACGGTCAGACGGTCCAGGTCCAGAGGAGGAAATTCACCGAAGGTAATGGCAATAAGTTTACAGTGGTTATTCAGGATGATGATATGCAGGGATGGCTGTCTCCGTTTATCTGGGGCAAGGACGGATACAGCGGTGATATGATAAAGGTGTTCGCCCAGGAGCGATTCGTCAAGGACATATACTGGAGTGGGCTTACAGGTATTATCCACGTGGATGATGGTGTACTGGATCTCAGGTCGCCCGACCGGAAGGATATTATAAACAATTGGAAGTATCAGGATTTCCGAGACGCGATCCGGTCCCTGAGGAAGGGTATATACCTGGATATAGTGGTCAATGGTTCTGACGATGATATAGATAAGTACGAGAAGAATATATCCAACCACCTGGAGGTGGAGGAATATGCCCATCACATGAAGTTTATATATTCCAAGGATGAGGGAGCCAGGAAACAATATATGGAGGAGGAAGGAGGAGGGGAGAGGGAAAGCGTGGAGTTCCGGGACTCAATAGGGGCCGAACCTATCTGTATTATCGATGGTGATATCAAGATCAAATCGCCCATTGTGCCACCGGGGTTCCAGCACCAAGTAGATATACCCGACCGTACCGGCAGGGAGGCCGACGACCGCGCCTTCTATGTGAAGAATAGCGAAATATCTGAACCGGACCTTCTGAACAAGGTGAAGGTGGCGGAATACCACGACATCCCCGTCATAATCACCCGTAACACCCTGGAGGAGAAGACGTTGGATATGTGGGGGTTCCAGCACATATCTAAACTGAGCGAGGTGGTAGATATAGAGGTGGAGGTCCATAATCCAGGCCCGCAGGACCCCGAGGAGCAGAGGGCGGTGTACTTGTTCGATTTTATATCAAAACTCTGCGGGATGGATCATAATATATTCACTGTAGGGGAGGTGAGTGCCTGGAGAATAACTAAGATCCACAACCACGAGGTCGAACGGGAGAAGGTATGCATCCTGGCCGTCGCCTGTGGCGAGAGCATTTATGTTGACCGGGATGAATTATCCCCCTTCCGTTTCCACACCGATGGTAGGGTGGACAACCCAGCGTTAATGGACTCAGACCGGGAATTCATCATCAAGAATATGGAGGTGATTGCCCACGAACTTGCTCATGTGATATACGGGACCCTGGACAATACCCAGTCCCACGCGGAGGCCCAGATAGTCATCACCAACCAGATTCTGAGGGGCCTATATTAGAAGGGAGGATATATTGCAGTATTTATGTTGCGTGTTTGCCCCAAACCTATCATTCTTTCGGTCGACCATGGATTTCTTCGCCGACCTATCCAAATGGGTGGAGGCGAAGGACCCGCTTGCGGCAATCAGGGAATACAAAACTGAGTACATAAGGTTACTTGGGCCAGGAGCTATCAGATATGTGAGGGTTTTATCTGAGAGGGAAGGGGGACAGAACGGAGAGTGTGGTAGGGAGGATGCCCTAAAGATCATGAACAATTACTATGAGGAACACCAATGAGGATCCTACTATTCATGATGGTAGTTATAATGACCCTCACTGTCAATGTCTCTCCGGTGGTAATGACGGAGCCGATGGACTCTACCGAACCTATGGGGACGGCACCGGCCCTGGTTCCCAGGGAGCCCTCAAGGGAGGACAACAGGGTATTGATGATGGAGGCGACGGCTTACTGCTGGACCGGGAGACAGACTAGAACCGGGACCTGGCCCAGCGCAGGGAGGACAATAGCCGTGGACCCGCGTATCATACCCCTTGGCACTAGAGTACGTTTGATATGTGATGCATGGCCTCACATCAATGGTGAATACATAGCGGAGGATACTGGAGGTTTGATCAGAGGCTACAGGATCGACGTTTTCCTAGGAAGTAGGGAGGAATGTCTACAGTTCGGTAGACGAAATGTGGAGTTATATGTGGTAGATGTCAAGTAGATACTTGACAGAGACTTCACGGTGTGATATAATGGAATTAGGCCCTCATAATAAGGAGTAAAGGAGATGTTAGGATGGATCAACAAGACCTTTGTTATCACGACATCAGCGGGGTGGAATCGAACAAAGGGTGGTTCGAGTGTAAGAAATGCGGAGCCAAACTGAGGGGAGCAGAGGCTAAGGCCCTTCAGGGAGACTATTCCGGATTACCAGAGGGCACCACTCGAATCGGAGCATTAATCATTAAGAAAGAGGGAGATAATGTGCAGACATTTCATGGAGCCATACCGGAGACCGAGAGCCAGATAGTATCACCGGCAGATATCAAGAAGAATAAGAAGGAAAAGGCCCCACGGGTGGAGACCACCCTATCCTCGGGGAAGGTAGTAACTGGGAACGTTGTCACCATCACTTGTATTGACTGCGGGGCCGAGAGGATAATCAAGGTTCAGGACAAGTTCCAGGTATCAAGATGTGTCCCCTGCCAGAAGAAGTTCCGGAACCACCACAGATATATGAAACGGAAGGCAATGGAGAGCAAGGAGGACTAAACTGAAGAGGTATATATTATATCTATTGCGCTGGGGTATATTAGCCATCCCCGGTGCATGGTTCTTGCAATTAATACAGCACGTGATCCCGGAGCTATACCCGTCTATGATAGTATCCCAGGTCCTTACGGGGGCCTGGGTTTACTTTATAGATAGGAGGATATTCGGAAGGTGAGGGATGGGAGAATGAGAGTCATCAATCCTTATGTGGAGGTACCATCAATTGATGGTACCCGGATGTTGAGGAACATAGAGGAATTTGGTCGCACCTGTTATAGGTCTGAAGGAGGGGTAGGCGATAACAGTTATCTGGGATTCGTGAAGAGGTTACTGGACCGGGGGCATGAGTCCGTTCTGGAGCACGAAAAGATGACGGTGAGAATAATATGTGACCGTGGCGTCTCACATGAGATTGTCCGTCACCGGATAGCGGCCTATAGCCAGGAAAGCACCAGATATTGTAATTACTCTCAGGATAGATTTAATAATGAAATAGTAGTTATTAAGCCATACTTCTGGTGTAACAGGGATCTGCCCTTCGATAACCCTATGCGCCAGATATGGGCCAGGGCATGCCAGGCGGCAGAGGCTGCATATTTTAACCTCATAAATGAGGGGGCCACCCCGCAGGAGGCGAGATCGGTCCTTCCCAATTCTCTCAAGACCGAGATAGTGGTAACCTATAATCTAAGGGAGTGGAGACATGTATTCAAGCTACGTTGCGCTCCTGATGCACACCCGCAGATGCGGCAGATCATGATACCATTACTTCTACACTTCCGGCAAATGGTTCCGATCATATTCAGTGATATTGAATATGACGCGGGTTTCCCATCAGAATGTTATGCCGACATAATAGTGACGTCATGATACCATATGAGAGCACTATAGAGGGAAATATACTTAAATATCTTAATGGCCTCCCACACACGAAGGCCGTTAAATGGTCTCAGGATGGTCGTCAACAGGGTAACCCCGACATAATATGTGGCCATCGTGGGTTGATGTTGTTGTTCGAGGTTAAGAGGCCAGGGGAGAATCCGAGCCTGTTACAGTCTACCACAATTCAGGAATGGAGGGAGGCCGGGGTTATAGCTGAGGTGGTATATTCAGTTGATGACGTGAAGAGGACAATGGAGATGGTTGGCCGCGTAAGAGGGGTCTCCGTGAGTCAAGTGGGTACTTGACAGGGCACCTTCAATTGTGGTATAATGGGGGTAGACCCGGCCCGTGGCGTGTCCACGGGCCGCCTTTAAAAAAGGCGAGATTTATTGGATATAAGAAAGGTGGAATTTAGATGTTTTTTAAAGAAGTAGACCTGCGGTCCAGGAAGGCCATGACGGAATTCCTAACCGGGCACTTCCGGTACCACACGATGAACAACTGGAACAACGTTACCAGTTATGCAAACAACGTGAAGTTGCACCGGTTGGACTTCCCGAATGAACTCTATTGTTCCGCATATGAAATGCTGGACATGGAGGAATTCAAAGAGGAAGTAAGCGACCTGATTTACGATTGGGAGTCCTCTTACGACTTCCAGTGGCAGGTTGGTCAGAACGGTCGTACGGGTGGTTATCTAGTTATGTGCCGGGGCAGTCTGCGTCCCACTGAGCATAAATCTTTTTGCACCCAGTGCGGACAGCGGAACTTCACCAAAGTGGCAGAATTTCCTGACGGCATGAGTGAAGCTGTAGTGCAGCTTCATAAGTCAATTATCTCCCATCTTTTATGGATAGAAGAAGTGATAATTGAAAATTACCGCCAGGAAATTGCGGCGACAGGCCTTTCTGATAATGAGGTTAAAGCCATTATCAGAAAATATAAAGCCGATGAAAAAGCCGGTACCCAATATACGGTTACCAATAAATGCGGTCGCTGTGGTAAAGATGCCCGGGTCAACTATAAGACCCCGCCAAAGGAGCGTGTCACGTACCCCGGCCAGAGCATTGATATGCATGAATCCTTCGAAGATTGGAGCATGAATGAACTCCGGGACAGGGTAAGGTTGGTCCAATCCTTTGACCGTCTCTGCGACCAAATAGTGGACACACTGATCTATTTCCTAAAGAACTATACGGTCGGCGAAGAAACTATAATGGTTCCGAGTACCGTCAAGGTCCTCCAACCAGCCGTTTAATCCTGCCCAGGCAGGGAACAAAAATCCGCGCTTAGCGGGAAGAAAGGTGGAATTGTAATGGATCAGGAAGAAAAATTGGTTTATAAACAAGGTGAAGATGGAAATATGGAATGGATAACTTATTATCCAAATAGTTGCACACAAGAATTACATTTGATGAAGGTAAAAATTGGATTGTGGAAATATGATTGCAATTGGAAATTAATCTATCATAAAAATGGTAATAGTAAAAAATTTACTTACCGATAAAAATCATGACTTGGCAGTTGTTGTCAATCGTCCTGGAAGGGGGTGATCCAATGGCGGTCCCTAACGCGATCCCTAATAGACTGAGGGAGCTCCGACTAAAGAGCAAGCTCACTCAGGAGGAGGTAGCGAAATTATTAGATATAGACCATACCACGGTGTCCAAACACGAGACATTACAAAGAGCCCTGGGGAGGAGGGAAGCGATCAAGTATGCCCAATTGTATAAAGTGGAGACTCATGAATTGTTTCTAGAGCTTGGAGATGATGATGATTGAATGAGTTCCTAGAAGCGGCCATCAAATACCATGACATGGGGCTCTCGGTTGTCGCACTTCAGCCACGGGACAAGATGCCTATAGGGGACTGGGCCGAGTATTCCATGAGGAGAGCTAGTGTTGACGAGATTAGGGCATGGTGGCAGGAGTACCCACGCGCCAATGTCGGTATTGTAACTGGAAGGGTATCAAATCTGATAGCCATCGACGTAGACGTGGATAGAGGGGGAGACCCAAATCTCATATTCGAGATGGCCCCTACCGGCCTGATATCCAGAACCGGCGGGGGTGGATACCACCTACTGTATACATACGATGACGCAATTCCCAAGAACCGGGTTGGTAAAGAGGATGGAATAGACATCAGGAGTAACGGGGGGTTGATAGTGGTTCCCCCCTCCATACATGCTAATGGTAAGTCCTATTCGTGGATTAAGTATGAGAGGGTGGGGAAGGTTACCCCCTCCTTAGCCAAGTACTTCGCCCCGGACAAATCTAGCCTCCCTACCCAGGAGGAGCGGTGGCTTACCGATGCCTTGGCCGGTGTGACCAGTGGGAATAGGAACGATACCTGTGCTAAGCTGGCAGGATACTATGCAGGGAAGGGTATACCTAAGGATGTAGCCATTGCTATGCTCCAGAACTGGAACCTACATAATAACCCACCATTATCTGTCGCGGAAATAACGACGACTGTGAACTCGGTTTATAGGACGGCATATAGGTATACACCACCAGCCACAGCCAGCCAACAACCTACTGGTATGAATTCATTCGATATAGTGGGTATAAATGAATACATGGTAACCTATGGGGAGAATGCAGTAACATGGTTAATACCGGAATGGTTGCCAGAACAGACCATAGCATTCGCCGTATCCCCTCCTGGTACATA